TGCGGTCATCGGCGGTTCAATGGCCGCGTCGAAACTGCTCGCGCCAAAGATGCCGAGCTTCGCCGACTCGTCGCTCTCGGACCGGTCGCAAATGGTTCGGTCGCCAATCTCGGCGCGGACGATCGTTTACGGAAAAAGTCGAGTCAGCGGGACCATTGTTTATCTCAGCACGACGGGAGACAAAAATCAGTTCCTGCACATCGTCCTTACGCTCGCCGGCCACGAGGTCGAAGCGATTGACGAGGTTTATTTTAACGACGAGTTGGTGCCGCTAATAAGCAACGTGCCTCAAGGTTTTTACAACGGCGTGGCGCGCGTGAACAAGCATCTCGGCGAGACTTATCAGACGGTCGATGAAGACTTGGAAGACGACACCGCGAGCCTGACCGATGGAAAATGGACTGAGAACCATCGCCTGCGCGGCATCGCCTACCTCTACGTTCGTCTGACGTGGGACGCCGAGAAATTCCCTAGCGGTATTCCGAACATCAGCGCCGTCATTCGCGGCAAGAAGGTGCTCGATCCGCGCACGGCGACAACCGCCTATTCCGCCAACGCCGCGCTCTGCCTTCGCGACTACCTGACTGATACGGCGCTGGGCATGGGTATGACCGCCGCCGAGGTTGACGATACCGCGTTCGGCGTCGCTGCCACAATCTGCGAGGAACAGGTTCAAATCCTTCCGCTCTCGCCGACTGTTTACGAAAACCGCTACGAGGCCAACGGCGTGATTGTGACGAGCGCATCGCCTGACGAGAACATCGGCAAGCTGCTCTCGGCAATGGGCGGACTGATCGCCTACACGGGCGGCCGGATCGTGCCGTATGCGTCAGCCTACCGGATTCCGACCGTTACGCTCACCGAGAAGCATTTCGTCGGGCCGCTCAACGTGCAGACGCGGACGAGTGCACGCGACCGCGTCAACTCGGTGAAGGGCGTCTATGTCAGCGAGACGAACAACTGGCAGGTGACGGACTTCCCGACGATCAGCTCGGCCACCTACGTCACGGCGGACAATAACAACGTCTTCTTCCGCGACGTCGTGCTCCCGTTCACCACCTCGCCTAGCTGCGCTCAACGGCTCGCCGTGCTCGAACTGCGCCGCGCTCGCGAGGAAATCACGTTCTCGGCACGCTTCCGCCTTGAGGCGATGCAGGTCAGGGCCGGTGACACGGTCATGATTACCAACGAAAAACTCGGCTGGTCGTCCAAGGTCTTCGAAGTGATGGAGTGGAATTTCGCCAGCGACGGGACGCCGCCTCAGGTGTTCATCGACATGACTCTGCGGGAGACCGCGTCGTCGGTTTACTCGTGGGCCGTCGGCGATCAAATCGCCGTGCCAGACTCGCCCAACACCACGTTGCCAGATCCGTTCACACTCGGCGCTCCGACAAACCTTTCGCTGACGGCCGACGGCACGACGCAACTCGTGCAGGCCGACGGCACGATCCTACCGCGGATCCGTGTCGGCTGGACGCCACCGGCTGCGGAGTTCATCCAGAGCGGCGGCTCGGTCGTCATCGAATACAAGCCAAGCACAAGCACGACCTACCTCACATGGAACACGGTCGAGGGCGCGCAGACCGAGGACTACATTTCCTCCGACGTGAAGATCGGCACGAACTACAACGTGCGGATTTACGGCGAGAGCTACTTTGGGATTTCCACGACCTACACCGCCGGATCTATCACCGTCGCACCGGACACGACTCCACCAGCAGTTCCAACCGCTTTGACTGCAATCGCAGGCACCGGCCAAATCATCTCGCTCGACTGGGCGGACAACACCGAACTCGACCTCGGCGAATACGGTGTTTACCGCAACACGTCCAACGATCCGGGCGCAGCGGCTGAGATTGCACAGACGAGGGCAAGCCGATTTGTCGATGTCAGCCTGACGCTTAATCAGCAGTATTTCTATTGGGTCACCGCCTATGATCGGCAGGAAAATCAGAGCGCGAAGAGCGCCACGGCGAGCGCCACGGCAGTCGCAGTCGTCGCCACTCAGGTGGACCCCACGCCGCCAGTTGATCCGGCTGCGCCGACGGTCGCCTCGACTACGACCTACCTTTCGAGCGACGGCACGGTGTTCGCTCAGATCGTCGTCAGCGTGCCAGCGTTCACGACCCGCACGGCCGTGATGAACGTGCTCTATCGCAAGAGCGGCCAGACCGGTTTCATCGTCGCAGATCAGCGCAGCACAGGCGGCGGCACGTCATCGATTGACGACCTCACGCCGGCCGTCAGCTACGAGATCGCGGTGCAAGCGTTCTCCGCGTTCGGGATCGGAAGCGCCGTGGTGACTGGGCCGACGCAACTTGCGCCGAGCAAGACGACTGGGCCGGCGGCGCCGATTGCGCTTTCGCCGGCGTTGTCTCCAAACGTGGAGCCGCGCAAAGTTGGAGCGGTCTTTGCGTTCGGTTCGCTCGCCCAGTGGCAGGAAAATACAGAGCAAGATTTTGCTTACTACGAGGTCAAGGCGACGCTCACCAACTCCGACGCTGCGGTTGATTACACTTGGGGCTACGGTGAAATTTTTGAAGCGCGATTTACCTTTTACAACGCGCTACTCCAAGCGGGACACGTGCGCGTGCGCTCAGTAAATCGCAGCGGAGTAGCGAGCGCGTGGACTTATTTCGGAAACGCAAACGGCTTTGCGTCGCTGGGTCTTGTTTTCGGAACTGCCGCCGAATCCGTCGCCGAGGGCAACGACACCCGCATCACCGGCGCAGCGCAGAAAGCGTCGAACCTCTCGGACGTCGCCAGTCCGTCCGCCGCTCGCGCAAATCTCGGGATCAATCGATTCTCGCACGTCGAGACCTTCACATCCGTCGGCGCAGCGAGCACAACTTTCACGTTCACGCACAGCCTCGGCACGGTGCAGGACTACGTGCTGGCCCAGTGTGTCGATCCTGCGAACAACCTTTTGATCGCGCACGATTACGCCAACGCGGGCAACACGACCAACGCCACCGTCTTCAAGGTCGAGACCGTTGACGGCTCCAACATCAGCGACGGCGGGCGACGCTTCACGATCCACTTCGTGCAGTGATTCCGCGCTGAGTCTGTTTTTTCTTCAGACGTAAGCCGTTGACTATCAACGCGCACGGATTGCGTGCGATACTTCGCGCACATTTTTCTTCACATCGCGGGGCGGATGTGTATGTTTTTCGCATCGGAGGGAATTAACCCGACGACAAAAACAAAACATGAAAAGCAAAACGACCCAGATCAAAAGCCTCGAAGCCTTGAAAGCCGCTGCACCAGAAGGAACACGATTTATTCACACCGCGAGCGTGATGGATGACTCGGGAACGGGCCAATTCTGCGGATTCTACGCCACGCCGGAGCAAGAGCGCGAATACAACGACGGAATGGCTCGGATGGCCGAGATGGGCTGAGCAAACCCACCACCGCAACAGATCGCTATCGCGAAACGCAACGCCTCGAAGCTCACGAAATGAAATTTACACACCTTCTTGTTGTTCGGCTTAAATCAAACAATCGCATGATGCTCAAGATCGAGTGCGAAAGCAAAGCCTTCGCCGATGCCGCAGCAATGTCGATTCTCCGCACGAATGCAGACCGCTGCGTCTGCCAAATCATTTTCATCGGAGCAAAATGAAATCCACGCTCCTCCTACTCGCGCTCTGCGCCACCGCGCACGCGGCGCCACCAGACTCGTTCTTCCGCGCTCTGCACATCGTCGAGACGAGCGGCCGCACCGGACCAATCCTCGGCGACAACGGCAAGGCGCTCGGACCGCTCCAGATTCATCGCAGTTATCACGCGGACTCACGCGTGGCCGGCGATTACAGCCGAGTGGCCGATCTGGATTACAGCAAGCGCGTCGCGACCGCTTACCTCAAGCGCCACGCGCCAGTGGCGTGGGCTGCTGGCGACGTCGAGACGCTGGCTCGCGTGCACAACGGAGGACCACGCGGCCACCTCAAGCCGGCGACCAAGGGATACGGCGTGCGCGTCAAGGCGCTCACAAAATGAACCCACCCAACCAACTTACACCCGCCCTCGCGCCGACGCCGAGGACGGATGAAGCCTACTTCGAGAACGGCGCAACCATGTATTCGCTCGCCGGTGAGATGAAGCTCCTTGAACGCGAACTCGCCGCTGCGAAAGCGGAAGCATCACACTATATGACAGTTGCTCAAAAAGCCACGGACGAACTGATCTTCTTTCGAGCCGACAACCTAAAAGCGCACCAGATGACGTGCTCGGCTGGGCTTGAACGCGACAGCCTCCGCGCCGAGGTGGAGCGGCTGAAAGAACAACTACGCATCGAATCTGCGGCCTCAGCTCACGCCCTACACTGGGCCGAGAAAGCCGAGGCTGCGCTCCACGCCTTGCGCTTGGTTTGCGGCACTTCCGACGCCGACAAGTTCACGACTTGGCTCAACGTTGAGATTGCCAAGCGCGAGCAAGCCGAGGCTGCGCGCGACCGTGCGGACGCCGAAGTTGCTGCGTTAAAAAAAGTTCTTTTGCAGTTTGGGCAATTGCCATCAACGCCGCCATGAAAGGCACGATCTAATTTTATGACCACCGAACAACACACCGAACTCCTCACCGAGCTTCGCGCCATCCGCGCCGCTCTCGAAAAGCCGAAGCCCGCGCCAATGCTTAGTCTGACGACTGCTACCGCAACAACCACGACGCCGGACACTTTGCCACTGCCAGCGATTGCAATCGCGGACGCGGGCTCGGTGCAAGTTCACTTCGGCAAAAACGCTGGCGTGCCACTCTCGGCACTCAGCGACAAGCAGCTCCTCTGGTATGGCACCGAGCGCCCGGCATCGCTGAAAAAAGACGGGACACCGTTTGCACCGCGCGAGGCGGACGTTCAGCTTCTCAACGCGTGCCGCACCTTGTGGCATCAGCGCAAGAGCGGGACACCAATAGTGCCAGCTACTCAGCCGGCAGACGACGGCGAGAACGTGCCGTTCTGAATCTTGTCGCCGGTATCGACGTAAACCAGAACCCTACGACGCCGCTGGTGGCGGTGCGAAAATACGCCAGCAACACTTTCCCAAAAGGAAACCCTCCGGCCAACGACGACCGGAGGGACACACGAAACACACACAACGATACAACATGGACACCAACGTTAAAACAGAGATCGCGGTCGCAGAGACCGCTTCGACCAAGGCACCAATTCAATTCGGCTCGCACGGCGTGCAGCTCCAATCAATCGACGAGGCTTTCCGCTTCGCTCGCGCCGTAGTCGCCTCGGGCTGGGCACCGAAGGGGATGGAGAAACCCGAGAGCGTCATGATCGCGATTCAGTTCGGCATGGAGATCGGGCTGACGCCGATGGCGGCGCTTCAAAACATGGCCGTGATTAACGGTCGCCCGGCGATCTACGGCGACGCGGCGCTTGCGCTCGTCCGCTCCAGCGGGCTGCTGGTGAGCTACAAAGAGCAGGAGGTCGGCGAGCCGGGCAAGGACACGCACGGCTTCACAGTCACGGTGCAGCGCAAGGGATTCGATGCAGCCTCGGAGACGTTTACGATAGGCGACGCGAAGGCAGCGAAGCTCTGGGGCAAGGCCGGACCGTGGTCGGACTATCCCAAGCGCATGATGAAATTCCGCGCACGCGGTTTCCTTCTCCGCGATCAGTTCGGCGACATCCTCAAGGGACTGCGCACCGCCGAAGAAGCGCGGGACATCCCAGCAGAGATCAACGTCACGCCGCTGGCTGAGAAGCTCGCGGGCGGACTGAGCGAAGCGATCAACAACTAATGCCACGACAACGCACAGCAGGAATTCCGACGCGCCGCAAGGACGTGCACAACACGATTGCCAAGCCGAAGCGCGAGCACGTCGTGAACGAGACGACTTACAGCCGAAACAAACTCGGCGAGGCGGTGGACAGTCGCGGGCGATTCATCGGGCGGCGCGACATCGAAAAAGGCGCGGCACATTTCTGGGACTCACGAAGGAGCAAAAACACATGAGCAACGACAACGACACAAAACAGACAGCCATCATCAACGCGGCAACGGAGCAATTCCGCGCGCTGCTCGAAACAAACTTCCGCAGCATCGCGAAAGCGGCGCAAGACGGATTCATCGAGGACGAGGACCAGACGGAACCGAAGGCGAAAGCCTCGTTCACCGTCGAGTGGGACAGCCTCGCGCAAGCGCCGAAGGTCGGCGTGAAGATCGCGTGGTCGGTCCGATACAAAGACGAGTCGGAAACGGAGATCGATCCGCTGCAAAGCAAGCTGGGGCTGGAGGTGCAGCCATGAGCGCGCCAACCAACGACGGAGGGCCGGCGTTTCCAGTCATGTATGTCAGCGAAGGCATGACCCTGCGCGACTACTTCGCGGGGCAGGCGCTGGCAGCCGTCTTAGTCAGCCCGAATTACCGTGAAGCATCGACTAATGATGTTGTCGAGCGCGCCTACTGGTTTGCGGATGCAATGCTGGTCGAACGCATGGAGGAGCCCAATTGAACATCGAATCAAACGAGCAATATCACGCCAACCCGGCGATCAGTCACAGCAAGCTGGAGTGCTACCGCAGGCGGCCGGCGCTCTACTTCAAGAAATACGTGGCCAAGACTCTGGCGCCACCCGAGGACACCGGCGCTTTCCGACTCGGCTCAGCGGTGCATTGCGCGGTGCTCGAAGAAAAGGAATTCGCCTCGCGCTACATTTTGAAACCGGACTGCGACCGGCGCACGAAAGAGGGCAAGATCCAGTTCGCCGAGTTCTCCGCACAGCACGCGGACAAGACCTTGCTCGACCACGACGAGATGGCGCAGGTCGTGGCGATGCGCGAGGCGGTGGCGGCGCATCCAATCGCGTCGCGGCTACTCGCGGAAGGAACGCCAGAGATGACTTGGCGCAAAGTGCAGCCGAACGCACTGGGCGCTCTGCAATGTCGGACGGACTGGTTTGCTCCATGCGGCTGCGACATCAGCGAGTTTCACCCATATGCGCTGGATATCAAAACCGTTGAGTCACTCGACAGCGACGCGTTCCGCAACTTCGAGAGGGCTGCGTTCAGCTACGGCTATCATCGGCAAGCGGGATTCTACCTGCCACTGATAAACGAAATCTTGGGCTATCCGGTCTCGCGGATGTATTACGTTGCCGTGGAAAAGGTGGAGCCGTTCGGCGTCGCGGTTTACAAGCTCAGCGACGATGCGATTGCCAAGGGCCAAGACGAGAACATCGCGGACCTAGTGCGGCTCAAGCGCAGCCTCGAAACGAACGAGTGGCCGAACATCGAGCCGACGATTCACGAACTGAAACTGCCGGCGTGGTATGCGAAATGAAGACTAACCTCAAATACAAGTGGAGGATTCTGCTCGTCAGTCCCGAGAGTCGAATCACCGCGCACAAGTTCTGCACGTTCGAAGAGGCGCTGCTCACCGCCGACGAACTTGAGACCGAAGTCGAGTGGCTCGTGACCGGCGTATTCATTTCGCGACACCCAGAGCCATGAAAGAACTATTCGTCATCACCGTTGCGACCTCAGTCTGCACCAGCGCAATTTGCTTTTGGCTCGGCCACGCGCTCGGCAAACGACGCGGCCGCGACGAGCAATGGATCAGCGACTACCTCGCTTACGAACGGAAAACACAGGCCGGCCGGGACAACCTCGGACGGTTCAAAAAACGAAAGGCACCTTATGGTAAGATCAAAATCCCAGCACCAAAAAACGAATTCTGAGATCGACCGGCGACTGCTCGAAATGCAGTCACCAAGCGAGATCGTCCGAAACCTGCGCGGCGCCACGCTGAGCAATGTCCACGCACGGGCGCGGCGTATGAGTTTGGCGCTGCATCGCATCACGCCGGCCGAGCGAGACCATCTCGTCTGGCTTAGGAAGGGATCGAAGAAATGAAACCCCATCGACAACGTATAGCCATAGCGAAAGCGTGTGGCTTCAAATGGAGCGAATACTCGGACGAATTGGGGCAACTCGTCGCGGAGTTCACCCCCAACTACCTCAACGACTTGAACGCCATGGCCGAGGCGGAGAAGGTGTTGCAAGACGATAGAGAAGCTGCGTTTCGTGGATGGTTATGGCTTGCGCACGGACAACCGGAATTGCGGTGCGCTATCGTCCACGCCACCGCCGCCCAACGCGCCGAGGCTTTTCTCCGCACGATTGGCAAATGGGAGGACGACAAATGACCACCTTCATTTACGGCGACCCGAAGGGACAGCCACGGGCGCGAGCCTTCGCCCGCAAGATGGGCGCGAAGCACGTTGCGCGGATGTATGACAGCGACGTGGCCGACGCGTGGAAGCACGCCGTGGACCTCGGGATTGAGCGCGAGCACAACGCCAAGCCGTTTGTCTTGGATTCGGTCGGAGCCTTCGAGTGCAAGCTGACGTTCTTCTTCCGCAGGCCGAAAAGCCACTACGGGAAAGGCGGGCACGTTAAAGCGAGCGCACCCATCTGCCACGTCAGCAAGCCGGACGCGGACAATCTTGCGAAGCTCGTTCTCGACCGCATCACGCGGGGCGGGCAGATTTGGCGGGACGACTCGCAGGTGGCGAAGCTACGCGTTGAGAAGTATTGGGCGATCACCGACGCGAGGATTGGGGTTTACCTCAGCGTGGAGCGATTTGAGCCGAGCGGGGCTTGACGCGTGGAGGGCATCGCGTAAACAAGGAGCAGGCCGTGAAAAGCCTACTGCACGACATGAATCATAGATCAATTTCCCGGCCAGTTTTCGCGAGGCGTTTCGTGCGCCAATTTTCACCGCGAAGG